GTAGCAGGATAATGTTAGATCACGAAGCTATAAGAAAAGCATATTCAACAGTTGTTTCAATTGATGATACTGCAGGTGCATTTGATAAAGATGGTAAATCTGTAACCCTTGAGCAAAGTAAGATAGATGCAGCAAGAGCTACTTTAGATACCGAAGCTGCTGCAGTTAAGTACAAAACAGATAGAACAACTAATGGTTCTACAACATATCCTGCCATAGGTGATCAGCTGGATTTACTTTGGCATGCAATAGATGCTGACTCAGATTTAAAAGTTAAGTTTAGTGCATTTTATAATTCTATTAAGGCAGTGAAAGATGCCAATCCAAAGCCATAAATTATGACAAGTAAATTAATAGTTAACAGTATAAGACACACAGGAGCATCAGCAGATGGTATTACTTTAGAT